AGGAATTTATGGAATTAAGTTTATACGGAATTACAGAAGAAATGAGAAATTTAGATATATTATGGGAAATGGCCATTGATGAAGAAACTGGGGAAATTATGGATGGAGATGTTTTAGAACAACTTCAAAATGAGATTGGAATATATCTTCAAAATAAAAGTGCCGGAATTGTCAAATATTATAAGAGTAGAGATTATTTTATAGATGCTGTTGATCAAGAAATTAAAAAGTTACAAGCTTTGAAAAAGGCATCTCAAAATAAACAAGAGAACTTCAAAAAATATATTAAAATGTGCATGGAAAAAATGGGATTATCTAAAATAGAAACGGAAAATGGAACTTTATCATTGAGAAAATCAGAAGCGGTTCTCATTGAAAATGAAAGAATAATTCCTACAGAATTTACAACGATAGTTCAAGAAACAAAAATTTCTAAGACAGAAATTAAGAAAGCAATAAAATCCGGAAAAGTAATTCCGGGAGCAAGTTTGGTAGAAAATCGTTCTTTGGTGGTGAAATAGGATGAAGATACTTTTTATAGACACAGAAACCGGAGGAGTCAATCCTCAAACATCTGCACTCATTCAGTTATCCGGGATTGTTAGAATTGATAAAGAAGATGTGGAAGAATTCAATTTTTTTATCAAACCTTTTCCTGATAGCGAAGTAAGTGAAAAAGCTTTGGAAGTTCAAGGGAGAATGAAAGAAGATTTCAAGAAATCAGAATATCTTAGTGAAAAAGAAGTTTATCAAAAGTTCAAAACTATTTTGGATAAATATATTGATAAATACGATAAAACAGATAAATTTTTAGTTGCTGGATACAATATTAGATTTGATATTGAGATGTTACAGTCTTTTTTTAAGAGGCAAAAGGATAATTATTTATTCAGCTATCTGAGTTCTACTCAAATAGATCCACTACCTTGTATAGGACTTTTACAGTTGTGTAATAAACTTCCTATTTTACAAAATAATAAATTAGAAACATGGTGTGAACATTTTGGGATTGAGTTTCAAGCTCATGATAGTTTAGAAGATATTCGAGCTACGAAAAAACTAATTTTTGAAATTGTAAATGTTTTAAGGCGGTGATGATATGGCACAGAAAGTATTGATACTTGGAAATTCCGGTTCTGGAAAAAGTACTTCTATTCGGAATTTAGATGAAAAAGAAACTTGCATTATTCAATGTGTAAAAAAACGTTTACCATTTAAAGATTCTGGAAAAAAATACAACGATAAGAATAAGAATATATATCAAAGCAACGATTTGATAAAAGTATTAAATTTTTTAAATAGAGTCAATCAAAATGAAAAAATAAAAACATTGATAATCGACGATTTTAATTATCTCATGACTTATGGATATAAGGCACGAGCAAAGGAGGTTGGATATTCAAAATTTGAAACTTTGGCTTTTTTAGTCGTTGATATTTTCGATAAAATCGATTCTTTGAGAGATGATCTTATCGTCTACATCACAGCACATACTCAAAAAGACATTGATGGAAAACTCTCAACAAAAACAATAGGGAGATTTTTAGATGAAAAAGTTGTTATCGAAGGACTATTTGAGATTGTGATATTGGCTTTAGGAAGTGAAAATAACTATTCTTTTACAGTCAATGGGTTGGATCCTGCAAAGAGTCCGATTGATATGTTTGAAAAAGATGAAATTGAAAATGATTTAGTGTTAGTAAATGCAGCAATTAAAAAATATTATTAGGAGGATATAAAGATGATGAATTTATGGAATGCAAATGCGGAAGATTTAACTAAAAAGACAGGAACAAAAGAAAGATTTCAAAATAGTGGAATATATGAAGTAACAATCAAAGAAGCTTATATTACTCATTCTACGAAATCACAAGCAAAAGCAATTACAGCTGTTTTAGAAACAGAAGAAAATTATGGAAGAGTAAATTTCTGGTTTTTAAAAGGAGATGGAACGGAAAATGAGTTCACTAGGGCAACATTAAATAGGATGATGTATTTACTCAAATTGAAGCCAAACCAATTGAAAACAGAATCTAAAAAAGTTAGAAATTATGATGGTGAAGAAGTTGAAAGAGTATATTTACTGGACTTGGAAGGAAAAAGTATTGGAATTATCTTAAAAGTTACAATAGAAGAAAAACAAACAAATTTCGAAGTAAAAGATTTCTTTGATATTAAATCTGGAAAAACGTCAGATGAAATTTTAAATAAAACAGAAGCATATACCGTCGAATTTTTCAGAAAAAAATATGCTCAGGAAGTAGAAGAATATTCAAAAAATGAAACCGTAGAAACAACAGAGGATGACGACGAGTTCCCATTCTAAAAAGGAAGGTGGACCTAAATGGATAAATATAAAAGATATGGGAACGAATTGAGATTTGATTACTGTCCAATTTGTAAAAAAGAAAGTTCTGATAATCCACATTTCTCAATCAATTTAGAAACAAAACAATACTACTGCCACTCTACAGGAAGGGGTGGCAGTATTGAAGAATTGGAAGATTTTGATGTGGATCTGGAAAATATTTCGATAAAAAAAGAAAAGAAAATTCAAGCAGCTAACTTTGATAGCATTATGAAAAGTAGAGCAGATAAGCATTTAGGAGAGGATTGGCTAACTTATTTAAAAGGAAGAGGAATTTCAGAAAAGGGATTAGGTAGACTGGTAAGATTAGGGCGAAATAATACTATGATGATACCAATCACTGATGGGCAGCATGTAGTAGCTATAAAATACAGGACTATTGATAAAAAAATGAGTTCTGAGAAAGGAAGTCAGTCTAATTACTTGGTCAATTGGCAAAATATAAAAAATAAGAGCTATCTCATCATTGTAGAAGGGGAGATTGATCTATTAAGTGCTATTGAAGCAGGATATGACAATGTCGTGAGCCTGCCTTTTGGTGCAAAAAACTTGAAGGCAATTGAACATCAAAAAACTTGGATAGAGAGCTTTTCTAAAATTACTATTGCGGTAGACAACGATGAACCCGGGAGAGAATGCAAAGAAGAAATTGTAAAGCTATTAAAAACTAGCTCAAAAAAATTGTATGAAGTCGAATTAGGCACTTACAAAGATTTCAACGAGATTTTATGTGATAAAGGAATAGGAGCTCTCAAAAAGGTTATAAACAAAGCTACAAAGATTGAAGTTAATTTTGAGCCATTTTATGAAGAAGAAGATGGATATTATTGTTTCCAAAAAGAAAATTACTCAAAATGTACTGACTTTACATTGAACTTAACAGGATATTCAGACAATTATATTGTAGGAATTGTGAAGCAGAACGGAAGAGAAAGAGAATTTAAAGCAAAAAAAACAGATTTGTTAACTAAAAATGGAATGCTGGAACATCTCGGATATTATTTGGGAAGTTCTCAGTCCATTGCTAAATTTTGGAGCTGGTTTTTAGACAAAAAGAATGAACAATTTCTACTTGAGATACCTCATTATGGAATTATTGATGAAGAGTATTACGATCGAGATTCTCAGGTTATTTGTAGCAAAGTTGATTTGAAAATTCAGAATATTAGCGAAATTGAAAAATTGAATGAGGAAGAGAAAAAATGGCTAAATGAAAACTTACTTTTTCTTAGAAAAGATGTAAATCAGAGCCTATTAGGAATCTGCTGGGCTCTTGGAAGATTCCATGTTCAAGAAAATTATCCTATTTTGGAAGTATCTGGAACAACATCGATTGGAAAAACCGAGTATGTAGAATTTATTTCAAGGATATTATTTGGAAATAAGGAAAATATTAAAAGTTTTTCCATGGTGACAAATCATCAAATTAGAAGTTTATCTTCATGTTCTAATATTACGCCTTGGGTTATTGATGAGGTAAAAATTACGGGAAAGAATTTAAGGGAAAAGGCTGTGGAACTCTATTCAACAATTCGGGCAGTTTATGATAATAAGACATTAAATCAAGGAAATACTACAAATAAATTAACAGAATTTCCTTTGTGTACTCCTTTGATTATTTCTGGAGAAACTGAACTCTCAGATGTTTCTATAAAAAATAGAATGATCAGCACATCTTTGACAAAACAAAACAAGAGTGAGGACGATGTTTTCTTTGTATTAAAAGATACAAAAATTTTGGAGAAATTGGGGAAAACTGCTTTAAAAAACAGGTTATCTAAGGGAAAAATTGAGGTCGATTTAGAAGTTGTAAAAAAATTACTTTCTCAAGTAAAAGACGAGAGACAGATTTATAATGGGAAATGTTTGCTGATTGGTTTGAAAGCATTAAGCGAAATTATCAATATCACTCATGGAGATAGAGGAAGGTTTATCAATTATTTAAATGAGTTATTAGCAAATGAGTATAATGTTACAACTAACTTTTTAGAATTATTAGAACTTGTTGCAGATTCAGGAATGTCTGTAAGCCATTTTTATCAAATTTCCAATGGAAGACATTTCGTGAGATTCAATTTACTTTATAAAGCTATTGCTGAGGAACATTTTAAAACAAATAGTACTTTAGAGTTGTTGGATGCTAGAACTCTAAAAAAACAATTGATAGAAAATAAGTTTATTTTAAATTCAAGAGTATCAATAAGGTTCCCAAAAACGGAGTTTTTAGAGACAGAAACAGCAGCTTATAAAGCTGAAGAGATTATTCCAAATGGATTTTTTTAATATGTATTGAACATTGGCAATTGAATAATACTTGGAATTTTAGGGGTTTTGTAGTGTAATAAAAAAATAATTGACTTTTCTAAGTATGTACTTTATAATGTACATATAAAGGAGAGTGATAATTATGACAAACACAAATGCTACAAATTTGAGAAAAAATTTATTTTCTTATTTGGATTCTGCAATAGATTATAATGATATTATCAATGTGAATACCAAAAAAGGAAATGCGATTATCATTAGCGAGGCAGAGTATAATGGACTGTTAGAAACCTTATACTTGCTTTCTTCACCGGGAATGAGAGAAAGAGTAGAAGAGGCAAGGAATGCTACTGAAGATGATTATGAGGTGTTTGAATGGTAGAAGAATACACAGTAAAAATTTTAAAAAAGGCAGCAAAAGACAAAGAAAAGATAAAACAATATCCAGCATTAAAAAATAATGTAGAAAATTTGATAAGCCTTTTAAAAAGAAATCCTTTTGAAAATCCTCCACCTTATGAAGTTTTAATTGGGGAACTAAAAGGATATTTTTCAAGAAGAATTAACAAGCAACATAGATTAGTTTATGAAGTGATAGAAGAGAAAAAAGAAGTAAATATTATTAGTATGTGGACACACTACGATTTTTAAGCCCTAGTAAATGCTAGGGTTTTTAAATTTTAAAAAAATATGTTTGACAGACTGTCTTTTGAGAGTTAAAATAATAACAGAACGACATAGGAGGAGTTATGGAAAAGAGAACTTTAAAAGTTTCTTTTTTCAAAAGTGGTTCTGGAAGTATCTCACCAAAAGTCAATATTCCAAAAAGTTATCTTGAGAAATTGAACATTACTCAAGAAGAAAGGGAAATTGAAGTAGAGCTAAGAGAGGATACAGAAGAAATCATAATTAGGAAGAAGAAATGAAAAACTCCCATACAAACACCGAAGCGTTCAATATGGGAGTGCAGTCTAATAAAGACCTAAGCACCTTTATTATACTGCGAAACTCCTAAAATTACAAGGAGGATATTTATGAAAGCAAATTTAGACAAGGTATGAAGTATCAAAAGAATAAGAATAAAGGTAGGGTGAAAAAATAATGAATAATTTACAAAATAAAAATGAATTTACAAGTTTAGAGTTGTTGGAACAAATCAATTTTTTTAGGGAACAAGAAGGCAATAAAACAGAACTTAGACATGACACCTTATTAAATATTATAAGAGATGAATTTTCAGAAGAAATAGGTCTCCAAAAAATATTGGAGACCCCCTACATACATCCACAAAATAATCAAGAATATACAATGTTTATTTTAAATCTTTCACAATCAAGAAGAGTTTTAATAAGAGAGAGTAAGTTTGTGAGAAGAAAAATCATTGAATATATTGAAATTTTAGAAGAAAAAATCAAACAAGATATGTTAGAAGAGAAAAAAGACTTAGAACAAAAGTTACTTGGTTATGAAAAGTTAGAGAAAGAAGTGGAAGAGCTGCGATTTCAAAATGGAAATGGTAAAAATCTCAAGGCGATTGCTAGAGTGGATTGGATAAAAGATTACTTTTATATTGATAAAAAAGGAATTTTAAAGCATCTAGTTAAGAACTTAATACTACTTTCTAATGAAAAACAGATTCCTTATGACAGTATTTGTAGTCCAATTTTTATTGGAGAAGTTTATGTATTTCATACCGTAATTTATGATGAATTCAAAAGACAATTGGATAATGATAAAGAGCGGAAAATACTTCCAATATATAGAAAAAAATAGTAAAAAGTATCCTCATTTGATGAAAATGAGGATTTTTTTGACCTCAATGAGGTCAGTTTTGTGGTCAGTTTTTTTGTTGTTTTTTCTAATAATACCAAAGAAAAATATTATTTGTGGTCAAATGGTCAGTGAAAACTATATATCTATATAAAAAAATATT